CGTTCTTTGACTTCACGGCCTTACGAACATTGAGAGCGAATATGCGACCACCGTTGTTACTCTCGATACGCATATTGTCGCAACGAGTATCAAGGATCAAGGAAACCAACTTCGGTTCGGTGATCTCGACATTATCTTTCGTAAACAGCACATCGGTAATGAAATACTTCGTACCGAATACCTTGGCAATCGGAGCACAGAAATCATCGTCTCCCTCGTCAGCCACATCGGTAGCTCCGATAACACCGTCCGGTTGCTTGCCCTCAATATCAGCCAATTTAAATCGGTTAAGCTCCGATTTCGGGAACAACAACCCGATTGCCTCGATTGGATCTTGCATATACTCGGCACACCAAATGGAATCATCCGTTTCCTCCCGTAGTTCATGGTAATACTCTGTCGTATGTACATCCTCGCAGAAAGAACAATCGTTCTCATCCAATGCGGCGATACGGATAATTTCGTCATATTTCCCCATTTCCTCCATACGGCCGAGAACGTCCGTAGCCGACCAGCGGGTACCGATGTCGATTGAGCAACAATTCCCTTCGATACGGGAATCATGCGTTCCCTGCTTCCACGACCAGACCTTTTCGTTATTGGTGTCAGATAGTGCATCCTCCAAACTCTTATACAAGTCGTCGGTCATAGCCAACATAGAAGCACCGAAGCCGATCACCGTACCGCCTACACCAGCCCCGAAGTAACTCACCTGCCGGGCAGCTTCCAAGCTCCAGCCATGCACGTTCTGTTTATCACCACGCAATTGTATATCTGGGAAGATTTCCTTAAACCGGGAAGAACGGACGATGTCGCGCGTGTCGTAAGACAGCTTGTTATACAGCGTATCGGAACAGCAGTTGCGCATGACCGACTCTTCCGGGAAGTGACCGAGCATCCAAGCGATGAACAACGAGGATATATAGGACTTACCGGCACGTGGCGGCATGGAAACGGCCAACCTGCGAATAACACCATCTTGATAAGAATCATACACACGAGTAAAAGCGTCCGCCACATGTTTCAAAAATAAGCGTCTGGAAAAGAATTTCGGGTCATAATATAAACAATATGACCAAAAATCATTTTTCGCTTTCCGGCGTCTCAGCACATCCGCCGCCTCTGCCATCAACAACAATATCTCTCTTCTGTTTTTCTCCATAGATAAAATCCTCTAATTGCTCATCGGTCATCCCCTCAAACTTACTTACGGGAGTAAGCCCACTAATGTTAGAATCCTGCCTGTTTTTCCAACGATCTGGATTACCATTTGTCAAGGTGAAAATAATAGCAGCGGTATCCGGCTGGATATGCTTCTTGACTATAGTTTTCTCTTTGATCTTAGGTTTCTGTTTCTCTTTTCCATTCTCATCAACCACAGGTTTACCACTATCGACATACGTGATCTTCGACTCTTCCACCTCATAACCTTGAATCTTCTTTAATAAAGACTTCTGGGCCTCGGCAACAAAGAATTGCATCCGTGCGTCTTCCGCTTTTTTTATAGAGTCGGAAAAGTCGGATTTTGTTTTCATCCAAGTATAGTAAGTATCCTTGTTTATACCGACCAAATCACAAATCTCGGCAATAGTATAGCTATCCTCCCGAATAAGAGAACAAATTCGATCCACCAATTTTTGACTATACTTTGCCATTAAATACTACTCTCCTTTTTCTTCCTTACTAAATTTAAACATAGAATCCGCCATATCAAGGCAATTCTCCAATTCATTCACGATAGCTTTCAACTCAATATATTTGCGCTTATCCACCGATGAAGAAACACCTTCACTATTTATCTGTCTCTCCAATTCCATAAACTGCTTGCGTTTACGTTCTAATCTCTTCGCTAAAACCTCACGATAAATCATACATAATTTTATTTTCATGGCGAATATCCTTTTCTCTAGTTATTCGCCAAATTTATCAATCTTCCTTAAACAAATCATCATTCGAGAAATCAAGTTCGGGAAAATTTTCCTTAATCTTACTCAGATCCCCTTTATAGAATACAAGCACATTTTGATGCTGCTTACCAATCTTTCGGCTATTACTAAACTGCTTTCCGGCTCTCATAGCCAGACTACCTATGTTGTTAACCAGTATCATCTCATTGTAATAATGCAAGCCTGCTTCCTGGAACGCAGCGATCGTATCAGGAACAAAACTCCGATACACACCACTCTTATCGCGAACCTCTCCTACTACAAACACGGCGAATCGATTAGGCTTCAACAGTGAACAACTCTTCCAGATGATTTCTTTATACGCTTGCAGGAACTCAGGATAATCCATCGTCGATAGGTCTGCCGGATCGTCACTATACACTTCTAGGTCCGCATACGGAGGACAACTAAAAACCAAGTCTGCCTCATAACCTTCTGCCAGGGCATCTATCTCTACACTATCTCCACAAAGCCACAGAGGAGCAAATTTATGACCGCCTTTCCCGCCGAACTCCTCCCCTAATACTTCAACTGCGTTTTTACAGTTGGCTTCGACCTGTTCCGGCCTTAGATCAACACCAAAATAAGTCATATCCAACATAGATGCAACAATACCACGAACGGAGCCACCAGCAAATGGGTCCAGGATACAACCATTGGGAATATTAAACCACCGGTAGGCCAGCTCGCACAGTACCGGGTCAAAGATCGAGGTTCCATCCATAAACGGGATACCATGATCCCGGCAATACTTCTGCAATTCGTCCCACGACGGATCGGCACCTGTTTTTTCACGAATTACGTTACGGGCTTCGTATACTCGGGGTGGTTGCGCTGATCGGCTAAATGTAATCTCCTTCTCCCGGCCATCATCACTCTTTATACCAAGATCAAGCCAGGCACGTTTCCGGTCTTGCCAGTTTCCAAGTTTAGAGTCAAGTACTGAGAAAGGAGGAATAATGAAACGTTCTTTCAAGCTGCCGACACGCCCCTTGTCCGGCTTCACATCGTCGATGGAGATATCATCAATATTCAGATCATCGATTTTAAATTCCCAAGCATCCAACTCGTCTGCACTGAAATCTTCAACGATCGCGTCAAAGTCAAATACAGACGTATCAGAGGTATAATTGTCAGCTAGGGCAAGCGCCTTACGCCGAGAATCCTCAGTTGAGAGATCTGTACGCTTGATAGCAATCAATTCCGTACCATCAGACTCCACAATTCGAACCGGTAAGCCTAATTCCAGCGCTTGCTCGTACACTCCGTTCCCTGCAATGATGCAATCATCCTTATCGAAAAGGATAGAACGCCCCGCTCCACAATCCTCCAAACTTTTACGAATCAATCTCTTGTTCTTATCTGTGTGGATGCGATAATTCCGGGGATCATACTTCAATTCAGCCATAACTTTTATTCTAAAATATAACAGGGGAAATCTATTAACCCAGATACAGTTGCAGTTCCCTGATAGCCTGTTCCACGCTCCGAACAATCACATACTTACTACCTGCCATTTCAACTTGGCGTTGGTATTCTTTTTGATCGGGAGATTGTTTTCCCGTCGATGTCTTGAACTCCAAACAAAGGGAAGCATACCCCTTTTTCGGTATCTGAAGGATCACATCAGCTACACCTCGTTTAACGCCTTGGCGCTTCATATTAGCCGCTTCTATTTTATGCCGGCTACCACCGTTCGGGACTGCAAAAAGGAGCCGATCCGGTAGGTTCGGGAAGAATAAAGGAACCTTATTGAAAAACTCCGACTGAATCCGGGCTTCTTCGTTGTCATGATGTTGCTTCTGTTTTGGAGGGTTCTTTTTATCAGAGTAGCAATTATAGCAAACTGGTCCTTCTTCTGTATTGATCACTGATACAGTCTTTTTATTACAAAAAATACAACAATGTTCCTTCATATCCTATTTTAACTAAGATATATAAGAAAAGAAAGATGTTCCTCAAAATAGAAGAACATCTTCCGAGAAATAAAATATCTATTAACTATTTAGTCCTTAGATATCTCCTTTCATCATTAAAGCTATTTTCTCAAGTTTGTAGGCAAATTGATTTATATCGCCGATTAGATGTCCGGACAATAAAAAGCTGTGGCAGGCACGTAATGCGAGGATAAACCAAATGCGCTCTATTGGCTCATACTCACCAAGGAAATCACGTTTGAAGCGAGGCTTGCGATATTTCAAAAGTTCTTTGTAGCAGGTATCTGACAAACCTTTCTTGTTTTTCTTGAATCCATTAGGATAATACTTCGTCAGGAATAGCATAACCTTGTGCCTAAAGTCGTCACGATAACAGGCCATATTATCCAACGAATTTTGCCGAGTCTTCAAGCAATAGTTGTAGGCAATAGACATGAAATCGAGCAAAGTGGTGCTTTGATAAGGTAAATAGGTTTGCACGTCTTTGGCAAAGCTCTGCATTTGGAAGAATTGCTTCACGCTAAGAGGATCCGGATTATAATTGGGAACTAGTATTCTTACATATTGTTCTCTCATGACCGGCCTCCTTTCTGTTCCTGAAGTTTCCGATTGAGCTTCTGATTCTCTGCAAAGAGCTGGTTCATGATGTGGCGTTGATAAGATAGCATGCCTTCGGTTCTTCCGAGAGCACGGCCGGCATCGAATGCGGCTTGCAGTTCTGGAGTGG